AAAGGGAGCCCCGCATCTGTTTTTCTCTCTCCAAGACAGAAGCCGCGTAGATCCAAGCGTTCGAAGCACGTTCGCGGCTACGACTATGTGCATCAGTCTCTTCGGGCCCGTATCAAGCCAATTGTCGAGCGGGGTACATCGCTGTGCGCTCGGTGCGGGGAGTTGATCTTGGCTGGCGAGCTCTGGGATCTGGATCATCGCGATGATCGCCGCGGCTATTTGGGCCCGTCGCATCGTCGGTGTAATCGGGCGACGGCCAGGCCGCGGAGGCAGTCTCGGGCGTGGTGATTGATGTTGTCAGGCCGCGTGTGGAGTGGGTTCCGCCGGCGGCTTCGGGCCTGGGTGCGGACGCGGTGGCGTTTGCGCGTCGGGTTGGCATGAGTCTTGATCCGGAGCAGGAGCTTGTGTTGGCCGGCGCGTTGGGGATCGGTGAGGATGGCCGGTGGAAGACGCTCGAGGTGGGTGTGAATGTTCCGCGGCAGAACGGGAAGGGCGAGATCCTGATTGCCCGCGAGCTCTACGGGGCGTTCGAGCTGGGTGAGCGGCTGGTGATCCATACGGCGCATGAGTTCAAGACATCGGCCGAGCATTTTCAGCGGCTCGAGGATGTGGTCAGGGGTTGCGAAGAGTTGCATGATCAGGTGAAGCGTTCTGCGAATGGCCGGATCATCGGGTATCGGTATTCGCATGGTGAGGAGTCGATTGAGCTTCAGAACGGGAACAGGATCGAGTTCAAGACGCGGACGAAGTCGGGGATGCGCGGGTTTTCGGGTGTTGCGTGTTTGGTTCTGGATGAGGCGATGATCATTTCGGAGGCGGCGCACTCGAGCGCGTTGCCGATCATCAGGGCGTCGTCTTCGCCGCGTGGCCCGCAGGTTTGGTACACGGGCTCGGCGGTTGACCAGGAGTCGATGCAGCATGCGGTTGTGTGGACTCGGGTGCGGGAGCGGGGGATCGCCGGCGGCGACGACCAGTTGGCGTATTTCGAATGGTCGGTCGATATCGAACATCCGGATGATGTGCCGGACGAGATGATGGTTGACCGTGCTGTGTGGCGTGCCGTGAATTTCGCGATGGTCAGGGGCCGGGTGACGGAGAAGCACATGGAGTGGGAGCGGCGGGCGATGTCGCAGCGCGGGTTTGCGGTGGAGCTTCTGGGTGCGGGGGATTATCCGCCTACCGACCAGTCGGAGGACGTGCTGGTCACGATGGAGGCTTGGCTGGCGTTGGAGGACCCGGAGTCGGTGTTGGTGGATCCGATCTGTTTGGCGTTCGACGTGTCTCCTGACAGGCGGACGGCGATTTGCGCGGCCGGGCTGAATGAGCGTGGCCAGCTGCATGTCGAGGTGATTGCGGCCGGGTCCGGTACCGGCTGGGTGGCTGAACGGCTGGAGGAGCTGTATTTGAAGTGGGAGGTCGTCGAGATCGTGTGTGACGGCTACGGGCCCAGTGCTGCGATTGCCCGGCGGGTCGACGAGGCCGGCATCACCGTGAAGCGGCTGGACTCGCAGCAATACGGGATCGCGTGCGGTCTATTCGTCGACGCGATCGGCGAGAAGGCGTTGAAGCATCTTGGCCAGGATGTGATGTCGGTGGCGATCCGTGGCGCGAGGGCCCGGCCGTTGGTGGATAGGTGGGCGTGGTCGCGCACCAAGTCGAACGTGGACATTTCGCCGTTGGTGGCTGCGACGTTGGCGCACTGGTCGGCGGTGGAGCAGGCGGTCGGCGCGATGGAGATCTTCTAGGTGGGCAAGCTCGCGAACATCCGTGACGCGCTGTTGCAGCGTGTCGAGTACCCCGACCCGATCGAGGGCACGTCGATTTCGTTGTGGCCGCAGATCGCGACGTTCTGGGACGAAACGTTCGGGTTCTCGACCCTGACGATGTCGCCGCACGCACAGAAAAACGTGTGGGTGGCGCAAAGGTGCATGCAGCTGAACTCGCAGCAGATCGCGTCAATGCCACTCGAGTTTTTCGGCAGCTACGAGCCGGCGTGGGTGTCGAGCCCCGACCCGAACTGGTACCCGAACGGCATCTCGGACTGTATTTTCGCGATCGTCGACAACATCTACCGGTTCGGGTTCTCCTGCCAAATGGTGACCTCGCGGTATTCCAGCGGGTTCCCGGCCACCTGGACGGTGCTGGACTCGTCGCTTGTCAATGTGCGGCTCGAGGGTGGCCGGCGCGAATACAAACTGATGGACACGGAGCTCGACCGGAACGACGTGTTCCAGGTCGACCGTAATCCTGGGTCGGCGCTACACGGTGTGCCGGCGATCACCGGGTATGCGTCACAGGCGTGGGGGATCGTCGCGTCAGGCGAGCTCTCGCGGGGGCTGATGTCTGGTGGGATCCCCGCGTACTACCTGAAGTCGGAGCGGAAGCTGACGAAGGATCAGGCGGAGGCGTTGCAGGCGCAGTGGGTGGCGCGGACGTCGTCGAGGTCTGGGGCGCCGCCTGTGATTCCGCCGGAGATCGAGCCGAAACAGATGTCGTTCTCGCCGACCGACCTGCTGCTGCTCGAGGGGCAGGAGTGGAACGCTCGTGTGGTCGCGACCGCGTTTGGTGTGCCGGCCGTGCTGCTGAACATGTCGTTGCAGGGCGGGCTGACCTACCAGAATCCGGGGGCGCTGGGCGAGATGTGGTGGCGGTTCGAGCTTCGCACCGTTGCGAAGCGGATCGCGGACGCGTTCACCGCGCAGCTGTTGCCCCGCGGGAACTGGGTGGCGTTCGATGCCGAGGACACGTTCGCGCCGCTGATGCCCGAATCGACCGAGGACGACCCGCAACTTGCGGAGGATCTGCCGGACGAGCCGGCGGTCGCGTCCGCGTCACCTTCAACGAACGGCAATGGCAGTGTTTCAACCCCAACCATGGCAGGTGCCTGATGGCAGAAGAGATCCAGACATTGATCCGCACGTTCGACGCGGAGCTCGAGGAGACCGGTGACGGCCGCACCCTCGAAGGCATCTGCGTCCCCTACAACATCGCAACCACGGTCGACGACGGCATGGGCCCGTACCAGGAGATGTTCGTGAAGGGCGCGTTCGGCCGGGCCGTGAAAGCCCCTAACCGGGTGTACCTGAACTTCGAGCACAAGCCTGGCATCTCGAACGTGCTTGGTCATGGCGTCGAGTTCGACGAGCGCGACGACGGCCTGTACGGCAAGCTGCAGATCGAAGAGGGGCCGGACGGGGCCAAGGCGATGCGTTTGTGGCGTCAACAGGTGCTGACGTCGCTGTCGGTGGAGTTCAAGCCGATGGGCAAACAGACCCGCAACGAGGCCGGGATCGTCGAGCGCCGTTCGGTGCACCTGGACGCCGTCGCGTTGTGTCGTGTTGGTGCCTACGACGAAGCCCGCGTGTTGGCGATCCGCACAGACCCGGTGCTCGACGTCGACCCCATTCCCGTGTTTGACCCGGAGCTCGCAGCCAGGCTCGAGCAGAACGGGATCCTTGTCCCACGACGACTGAGGACAGAACTAACGATCTAGCATTCGCCGAAGTGGCGCACCCCGGCCACCACCGCACAGCACCCCGCCACCAGGCGGCACCCTGTAAGCGGTTTTAAAAGGGCCGACACCCGCCCGGGCAACCAGAACCATCACCCATACCACCGGAAGCCCGGAGGAGCACACACATGTCCGTACAGAGCGGAATCCTCAAGACCAGGCTGGAGCGCCTGCTCGACGAGCGAGACACCGTCAGCAAGCTCCACGACGATCTGCTCGCCCACGTCGAACATCGCGAAGGCGAGCAGGGACTCACCGAGATCGAGGAAAAGCAGATCAACGACTACCGCGACAGGGCCAAGCAGCTCGACGACGAGGTCGCCGAGCTCAACGAGCATCTCGAGCGGGAGAAGCAGTCCGAGAAGACGTCGCAGCTGGTTCGCACCAACCTCGCCGGCCGCGCCGAAGGAGTCGACGTCGAAGGCGACGAGATCAGGTACCGCAGCTTCGCCACCTTTGCCCGCGACTACATCCTGGCCCGCGGGCCGGGACAGTCGTCGGAGCAGATCCGGTCGCTGGCCGGCGGCGACGACGCCGCCAAGATGGCCCGCGAACGGCTCCTGCGGATGCAGCGCACACCGGCGAACACGCTGTCGTCGAACGTGCTTGGGTTGCAGCCCGAGCAGCACATCGCCCAGATCTTCCAGGTGATCGACGATTCAAGGCCGCTCGTCGCTTCCGCGACCAGGGCCACGCTGAACCGTGGGTCGCTGACGTTCCCGCAGATCGTCACCCGCCCCGTGGTTGCGGTCCAGGCGACACAGAAGACCGAGGGCGGAAACCAGGGCATGGTCATCAACATGGTGACCGCCACGGCATCCACCTACCTCGGTGGCGGCGACCTGTCGTGGCAGGCCGTCGAATGGTCCGACCCGAACGCGCTCGACCTGTGGTTCCGGCTCGCAGCCGCGGACTACGCGTTGAAGACCGAGCAGGACGCCGGCGAGGTCATCCAGACCGCGGCGTTCCTGAACGACATCTCGACGCTGTTCGGTGCGACCGGCACGTTCGCCGAGTTCATGACCGCCGTCGGGGCGGGCATGGGCGCCGTGTACGCCAATAGCGGCGACATCGCCGACACCCTGTACCTCGCCCCCGACCGGGCGTTCTACATCATGGGGATCACGTCGGCGGCGTTCCCGATGTTCACCGACGGCAGCATGAACGTCAACGGGCTCGGCGGAACCGTCGCCGGACTCAACGTCGTCGTCTCACGCGGACTCGACGCAGGCGTGATCGCCGTCGGCAAGGCGTCACAGCTGATCGTCGCCGAGACCGCCGGCGCACCCGTCCAGCTGAGGGTCACGGAGCCGGCGATCGGCGGCTACGAAGTCGGGATCATCGGTGCGTTCGAGGCTGTCGTCACCCAGGACGAGTCGTTCGCCCTGCTGACCGCGGCATCGTAAGGATGGTCCGAACGAACAACAGTGGGGCCTCTTCGGTCC